TACTTTATCTGTAAACATTTTTTTAGCATCAGCACCTGATTTTGATAATATACCAAAACGAGCGTCAGTAGATATTGTAGCCATGTTTACAGTTTCGCCAGAGGCCATAAAAGAAAACCCTGAACGTCTGTTTTTTAAATAACACATGCCGTAACATCTGCTATCAGCTTTGCATGCTTCCCAAAATATAAAAAATAATCTATTTGATTCTCTAAAGTCTGGTTGGCCAACGTCAATTTTTGACCATTGTAAATACATGTAGTGAGTACCTGTTATGTAAGTAGGTATGTTGTTGTTAATATACCAAAATCCTTCTTCACGTCTTTTAAATTCATCATCAATATAATCATACCATTTTTCTTTAAAATCGTCTGGATATTCTCTCCAGTCAAATACAGTTTTAATTCTATTTAATACTTTAGGGTAATCAAATCTAGTCCATCTGTTTTTTTCAAACTTATAAACATTATTTTCTTTAGGTAAAGCTATTTTTAAATTTTGTATTTCATAAATATCACCAATTTGTCCAGTTTTAGATATAACAATCATGTCATGATCATCATTATATCCATATTCCCATTTTTTATACCTATTCATTCGTTTAAGAATTTTAGGTTTTACATAATCAGGTAATATTTTATATAAAGTTTGCTCGTACATTATTTAGATCTCCCTTCAGCAAAGCCACGAAACGCAACTTCTTTTTTAATTTCTTTAGGCTTTTCATCTAACATATCTTGTTCTTCGTTAATACGGTTTAGTATTTCAAAAGCATCAAATATAGCTAATTTTTTTGTAGCAGCAGCATTTTTAAGTCTGTCAGCTGATATATCATCGTCTGAATCTACAATAGCTTCTTTAGCAACTTTAATAAGTTCCTCAACAGCTACGTGCCCAGCTTGGATTATATTCTTCTTCGTTTCCTTGATATTCATATTTAATTACAATATTATTAGATTTCATACAATATAACCTCTCATCGTCAACAATAAACTCCCACTCTCTACCAGGTTTAAAACCTACTAAGTCCCCAGGACGTATATCTAACGCTTCTAAGAAGCTATTACCAATTTTTAATATACCAATATGCTTTTGTTCAATATTAGCCGTTAAAACGTTGTTTTCTTTTATAGGTTTTATAAAACATCTATCTTCAACCGCGTTCCACTTGTTGTTTCTTTTGTATAAATATATTTGATCTATATTGCAAAAATATAAATCTTCTTTAAAATAAGAAGAACTGTTCCTTTGATTTCCTTTTTGATCATACCATCTTCTGAAAATATTATGATGTATCATAACTTCATCTCCAGGTTTTATTATAGTTTTAAACGCTAATGGCACTGATACTATAATAGCTTCTTTACTTACTAAATTGTAATCTTCTACATTAGTATTAGTAATTAAGCTTTTATTGCCTATTTTAATTTCATTATTATATCTCTTTTTTTTAGGAGTTATAATAAAACTATATATACTTTTCATTAATATTCTAAATCATACTCAACAGAGATAGCCATGTTAGAATTAAATTTCTTCCACGGCATTACCTCGTCTTGTTTTTTAATATAAATATTATAAGAGTTATCAGCTTCGTCTAAAGTTATGTTATTAATTGTATGACCACCATAAACAGATTGTCCAACAGAATAATGCATAGCTTCGTTTTTATAGTCTGCGCCTATACTTATCTTCCTTATAATAGAGTTCATTTTACTTTACTTCTTCAGCCTCTACTTCAGGTACAATTTCCTCGTAAGATCCGTCTTGTAAGTTAATATTGACTTGTCCGTACTTTTCTTCTAATTCTTTTTTAGTTTCGTTTAAAGCATCATTAAACTCTTTTAACGCTGCAGAAATTTCAAATTTCTTAGCTTCTAATGCTCCTAAGTCATAAACAACTGTTTGAATTTTTTGTTGTTGTTCTTTAATTGTTTCTAACTCTTTGTCTGTAATTTTTTGATCTTTACTCATTTGATTAAATTTTAATTGTTGTTAATTGTTTTACTTATGATTATTATTACTTATTAATGCTTAATTTTACTTTTTGAATATGCTTGTAACTTTCTCACTACTTCGTCCACCAAAATATGCTAAAACTACAGACATCATTACTTTTTCAAAAGTATCGTTCCATAATTCATTTATATGAAAAGGTAGTGTTTCTATACTATCTAGTATACCTGCAAAAGAAAATACAACAATACACCATACTAAAACCAATGGACGTACATTTTTTGACATCCAAGAATCAGACATAGAATCTGCTTCCCATCTCGATGTTATGGCTTCTATTTCTTTATTTTGTTGTTCGTAGATTATTTGTTGTAATTTTATTTTATCATCTGTTGGAACATCGGCTTTTGAAATAGCTTCAATAGCTTCTTTTGGCGAAGTAACACCTTGTAACACGCTACCTAATGTAGGGTTTATTACAGACGCTGCGCCAAACAATAGTTGCCCAACGGTTGTATCTTTAAATTTCTTTTTCATTAATTTCTTGAATTTCCTCTAGGAAAACCAATAGATTGCCCTTTTCCATATGCTTGAAGGATTCTAGCTAAATTTTGATCTTCAATTGTTTGAGCTAATGAATCTGAAGCCCTTGCTGTTTTGTACAAATTTTCATTAATTTCTTTGTTTTTCTGCAAGCTATTTAATGTTCGCTGAGGTGTTTTTGCGTAGGGATTATATTGTCTTGTGCTAATGTTTTGGAATTGAGCACCTATACCAGGTATATTATTGCCGTATTGGGTGGTTCTTGGGCCAAAATACGGAAGACCTCCATCATTAACAGGTGGTCTTGGTCCACCCGAAGAACCTACTTGTGGTAACTGAGGGGTACCTCCGCCAAGGTCATTATATCCACCAGAAAAAGAGTAGTTATCACTATATAAATTGTTTCTATTATTACTATTAGCCGATAAATCTTGCTCAAAGGTACCAGGTAAATCACCACCCTGGTATAAAAATTCGTCTAAAACTCTTCTTTCATCATACCCAGGCCCCATGTTACCATTAGTATTATAAGCGCTATGGCCAAATCCAAATATAGGATTTGCTTCATTTCCCATTGTTGTATTACCAGGTCCAGCTAAATTGCTTCCATTATCATCACCTACAAATCTTCCTGTTTCAGGATTAGACGCTGTATAAAAAGACTGTAAATTAACTTCATTCCCTGATCCCATGCCAGCTGGCACGTAAGTAGTTATTCCTGATCGTCTATTGTAATTGCTAGGATCCATTGCGAATCCACCTTTACCGTCACTAAGTAAACCCATAGCTTTAGCATAGTCTTCAACACTGCCACCTGTTTTACTCATAAAATTTTCTAAAGCTTGTATATCTGGGTTTTGATTTTGAAACAATTCATTACCATTAGGAAGAGTTCTAACTGTTCTTTCGCCTGTTTCAGGATCTCTTGGTGCGGTATAATTATATCTAGGGCTTGATCCTGTGCCTGTCATTAATGTGTATGGATTTTCACCTCCCGGCCCTTGTGTTATATTAGGATTTACGTTTGTATTTGAACCTTGTTCATCTCTAGCGTTTCTAGTGTAAAAACTTTTTGGAATATTAACTTCGCTCATACCTCTGTTACCAATACCACTAACATCATTAAAACCTGCTTGTATAGCTGCTTCAACTTCCGCGTCTCTTTCTTTTTGATTAAAATTACCTCCTCTAAATTGAGGTAAATCACTAAAGTTAGTTGCAGGTACTGGACCTATAAAGTCTCCAGGCTTTTTAAGTGGAGTTGATTTTGGTATTTTACTGAAAGGATTTGAAGGTTGTTTAAAATTTCCCATTATAAGCTTATTTTATGATATATTATTTTTTTGTATATTTTAGTACTATAAAATGTAGCGGTCATACTTCTACCGTTATTGTATAGTTTATATTTAACATTTACTTTCCAACCATTATTAGGGTTGTGTATTTTTGCTGATAAATATTTAGAAGTTTGTTTTTTTAATTTTATAGTTATAGGCAAAGGTCTTATTGTGTCGATGGAAAAACTTCTAAATTTAAAATCATCACACTCTTTGTATATATGTAGTCTTTCTGTTGCTGAGATACTATACCATTTGCCTTCATATTGCGAATAAGAAAATGTTGAAGTTAGTATCAATAATAGCAATAATAGTTTTTTCATTTAATTGTATTTAATTGGATTAGTTCTATTACTATAGTTACACGTTTTTTTGTTTATTATAAGCGTCTGCTTCCCATGGCAAATCATGATCACCTTCACTCATTTCGTCTCTTGGGTAAGTTTTGCCTTTCCAATAAACATTATCATTATCATAAGATAATAATTTAGTTATGTTTCCGTTTCTTAATTTAAATGGAGTTCGCATCTGCTCTATATGAATAGACTCATGTTCTATAGTATTGTTTATTTGATCAATGTTTTCCATTTTATCACTAACAAGTATAGTACCATTCATTTGAGCTTCACCTAATATACCTTCTTCTAGCGGTTTGCTATAAACAGGTGTATTAAGTTTAAATTCAGAATAAGGTTTTTGATAAAGATTAAAAGCCATTGATAATCTTATTTTAGATTATGATGACATTTTTTAGCTTTTACTGCTGATGGCTTTCCTAGCTCTTTTAATTGCTCAGCTGGAACAGCCATATCTGTTTTTTTCAATCCTGATGGCTTAGAAATTGATCCGTGTAAGTCACCAATTTTTTTCATAGGTGGAGATTCAACAGTTTCGTAAGCTTTAGGAGCTGCGGTAGCTGTTGCTCCTTTTAAATGCGTGCCTATGTTTTTAAATGCTGCTGCTCGTCTAGCTTCGTATTCTCCAGCCTTTTTGTCGCCTTTTTCAAGATCGTTAACAGCATTTTCCATGTAATGCATGTGTATTGTTGAATCTTTTTCTTTTAACGGTCCTGATGTTCCACAGCATCTTGCGTTACCTGTGTAGTTTCCGTAATGTCCTTGTTGTATTGCCATTTTTTTATTTTAATTATTAATTATATGCAAATATATTTTCTGCGTCTGTTTGTGTATTTGGTTTGCCTGCTGCAGCTGGAGCCCCTTTCATTACTCTTTGTACTACTAACGGTAAAACTGTTCCTGGTTGTACGCCTTCTAAGAATATATCTTGTCCATCAATAGTTTTAACATATACTCCAGCCGCGCTACTACCATCTGCTGCTGAACCAACTTGAATCATAAATCCTTTTGGTTTAGCTTTGTTAGCATCGTAAATACTGTATTCTTGTGTAGCTGATGGTGCTCCTGTTACAGGGAATATATTAACAGATAATGATAATTGTGTATCGCTGTCAATAGCTGTGACTACCGCTGCTTCAGGTCCCAACCATGTCGTTGTGTTGATAGCAGCCATATTATATATTATTTGACCTACTTGTACGCCTTGATTAGTAATGTTTCCATTAGCATCAATAACCTGTAAAAAACCACCAGTTGTATCTACTAGCTTATTATTTATTAAACTACTTGTAGTACCAGAGAATCTTGGCACTGGTCCCGGTATATTTATAGTGTCACTTAGTGCTACCGGTATTGCGCTAGTATATGAACCTGTATTTATTATCATGATTTATTTATTTTTTATTTTCTTCCTTTTGCTACTCTAGTTATAGGGCCAGCAATATATGTAGGTTCTTGAAATTTTAATTTCATACCTGTTATACCTGAGCTAGAACCTACACCATGCAGTCTACCTTCTTGATCTAGTGGCCCGTCCCATATATGTGATTCACCTACTATACCTACTTCGTCGTTTTTTGACGCGTGCGTGTGTGCTTTATCTTCTATCATAATTGTTTTTTTAACTGTAAATTTCTTCTTCTGTATCTATTTGTCCCATATCTCTACCATCTAAACCTGGTACAAACTCACCAAACATACCACCAGCTGCTTGTTCTGTTGATGGCGAAAATGGAGATGATAGCGTTGGGTTGTTTGCTAGTAATTCTGGTGTTTCTTCTTCCATACCTATTTGATTTGGAACAGTATTTAATTCTGGTCCAACTGGAACTTCTAATGTTTCTTGAATTTGAGTAGGTCCTTGGTTTTGTTTTCTAAGTATAGATGTAACTTGGTTTTCTAATTTTTTTACTCTTGGCTTTATTTTGTTACTTGATCCGCCAATTGCTGAGATTGAATTAGCTATTTGATTAAAGTTAGTAAGAGAGCCTAAATCACCGCTAAACATACCTCCAGTTGACCCACCAAGAGCCGCTGTTGCTGCACCTAAGAATTTTCCAGGAGATGGTTTTTTAGTTTCGCTGGGTTTAATATACCCATGCTTTTCGCCACCCGTGTGTGTATGAGGGATTTGATGTTTTAAAGCTGATTTCATCTTTCTTTATCTTTGTTTACGTTATATATAGCTTGTGTCAGTACTTTATCTGTATAACTATTGCCTTTTACTAATTTATTTCTTCTTTCG